AAAGCAATTCTATGCGCGTTCATCGTGGGGATTCTCATGTCCCCTGTTTTGCAGATTTTGAATTTCTCTAAGCTTGGCTCCATCCTTTTCATGGTTATTATTGGAGCAGGTATTGGAATGACCTTCGCAAGACACGAAAGAAAAACGCGGAAAATGTAGTATCTTATATGAAGATCCATAAGGGTCTGGTTCCATCTCTCAACTCAATAGAGGTCCGACAATGACTACTAAGAGCAAAACGAAGTTCTTCCCCGTTGCCAAGAATCGCCCCACCAAGGACGACTACATCGGTGCGAATCGCGTCAACAAGTTCACGCGTAAGACCCGTATCGTGGCAGCCGGTGCCGGTGCTGCTGCTGGCGGTTACCTGACGTACGGCGTCGTCGGCAAGGGTCTCGCTGGCCTTTTGCTGAGTGATGTCCATGTCGCCACCAGTGTTGCAATCGGCGCGGCTCTCTACGGTCTCGTTGCCTATGGTGGCGTGACGGGGATGACCGAGGCCATGACTGCGATGGTGGCAAGGACCGACGAGAAGGAAGAGCTCGTCGAAGTCGTCAAGCCCGTCCGTAAGGCAAAGCGCCGGAATTCTTCGAAGGTTCGTCCTGAGAAGATCAAGGAAGCCGTCCTGCGTACGATTCGCGCGTAACCAACCAGGATTAGGAGTATACGATTTTGTATACTCCTTTTCCTAATTTTTTTTTTTTTTCGTATATCAAAGAAGATCTATATGACTACTGTTAGAATTGAAGGGTGGTTTCCTAATACAACTGCCTATCCAAGTTTCAACAGTGCATTATTAGATAGAGAGGTCTACAAATATACTGTAAAAGATCTAGAATTACCATTCTTGAGATTTATTCCTCTTCAAAGATATGCAGGATCCTTCTGGAAACCAATTCCAGTCCAAGCGGTCATAAATGTAAACCCTAATACAATCACTACGGGACTGCCTGTTCCCTTCTTTATTGAAGAAAATAAGGCTAAAAAATTAAAACGTTTATTGAAGAAGATTCCCTCACCAACTATCCTTTAGAATTAAACCTCTCACACTTGTGTTGCTTAAAGCAATGCTCGTGTGGGAGGTAAGTAACGCATTATTTTTTTTTTCGGAGGATAGTATGGTTAGGAATGATGGATTGAATAAGAAAGAAAAGGCAATATTATGGATCGTATTAATAGCCATAGCGTTGTTTAGTTTCTCTAAACTATCGTTAGATGCTATTATCTTAGGTGCTATTGCTATTTATTTATATCAGCAACAAAGTACCAAAAAGAGAGTAAGAACAACATGATTAAATTCATTGTTTGTTTTTATTTGATTTCATTAATCCCAGATATTATGCAGAGGGTGGATGAAACAAGCACTCATAGTCGCAATAACAGCAAGGCTAGAAATAGAAATTCCAGAAAGAAACAGTCTTAAATACTTAAAAAAGATACCTGTTGAAGATTATATCGATTCAGTAATTTCTGTAGTCTATCTTTATACACGTGCAAAACGTGGTTCAAATAAACATACAGTATTTCTTACAGAAGTAATTAGTGCAATCGGTCACAATATACGCAATAAGTATAAACTTAAAAGAGATTCAGCGTTAGCTGCTAAAACTGGTGCTTTTGTTTTATATTCCTTTGAAGAGTTAGGAATGATCGAAGTTATCTTAGGACAAGGTAATAAAGGTCATAATGCTTATATTGTCCGTGTAATCGATGATGATTCTATTTGCAGTCTTTGGGAAAACCTTCCGGCTAATACTATTGAGAAATTACCTTCAGAGACACCATATACACCATGGATTAGTACTAAGCACGAGACTGGTGTGTTGCTCATTAAAACAGGTAATAAAGAAGTTCTAGAGAAGATAAGTCCAGAGACTCATCCTATAATTTTTGATTGCGTCAACAAAGCACAAAAAGTGGGTTGGCGCATAAACGATTGTATTTATAAATTGCATCTATGGGCTTTTAGAAATAAGACTGCAGCATTCAGTGATATTTGGGAATTATCTAATCCTGAAGCTAAAGCAACTAAAACTCGTGAAGTAAAAGCAATAGGCTCTATTGCAAAAAGATTTCTTAAGACTAGTTTCTATCATCTTTATTACTTTGATTTCCGTGGTAGAAAGTATCCTGCAACAGCTTACTTACACGAGCAAGGTAATGATCTCGCAAGAGGTTTACTTCTTAGGGTAGATCATAAACCAATTGGTAAAGATGGTTTCTACTGGTTATGTGTCAGTATTGCATCTTCCTGGGCAGGCGAGTCTGGTAGGGATGATCATATAAAGACAGATAAAATACCCCTAAAAGACAGATATCTGTGGACCTTAGATAATGAAGAGATTATCTTATCATATGCAGCTAATCCGAAAGTTAATCAAGGTTGGATGTCTGCCGACAAACCTTGGCAGTTTTTAGCTGCTTGTAATGAGCTTCTTCAATTAAGAATCTGGCAGAGTGAACATGGTGATTTTAACAATTATGATTACGAATCAAGTCTTGAGTGCTTTATTGATGGTTCAAACAATGGTTCTCAGCATTTATCTGCTCTCACAAAAGATGAGTTAACTGCGCCTCATGTAAACCTTGTCCCATTGACGTTACCTGGTGATCTTTATAAATATGTAGCAGATCATGTTTGGAAATTCATTGAAGAAGAAGTAGCCAAACTGAATAAGAAAGAAATAGAAGAATGTAATATATTTATAGACAATCTAATTGACTTAAAGAGACAAGTAACAGAGTCTGAACAAAAGAGTGACCGTCGTAAAGAGTTAGTTGCACAACTTCAATCTTTCAAAGATAAAAATAAAGATCTTCTAGAAAAATCTGCTCCTGTGTTTTGGATAAGAATTACTGATGACAAGCAAAGAAGAAAGATTGTTAAACGTAACGTCATGACACTACCTTATGGTGGTACAGCATATGGTCTTGGAAATCAGCAAATTGATGATGCTAGAAAACATAACATAGATCTGCTATTGTTTATGGAGCATAAATGGGGTGCTTATCTAGGTCGTGTTGTATTTGCTGATTGCAGAATTTCTTTGAAACGTCCAATGCAACTTTTAACAGTCTTTGAGAAAGCAGGTAAGAAAGCCGAAGAGGAAGGTAGATTTCTATCTTGGACTGTTCCTGTAACTAACTTTCCTGTGATTCAAAACTATACAGAGGGTGAGGTTAAAAAGATATGGGTACAATATGGACCACCAATCGGTACTAAAAATTCTACAGGTTATTATTCTAATACTTTGCAGCTTGCAATTTGCTTTGTTGAAGACGTCAAGCCTTCAAAAGGTAAACAATCCCAAGGTGCATCACCAAATGCTATCCATTCTCTTGACGCAGCTCACCTTGCTCTTACTGTCCATCGTGCTAGCTTTCCAGTAAGTACAATCCACGATAGTTTTGGATGTTTACTAGCTGATATGCCTAAACTTTTCTTACTCATAAGGGAGACTTTTCTTGAGCTCTATTCACATGATCCTTTAACATCGATTATGAAGGAGATTGATGGTGATCTAAGCAATGTTGAGTTTGGAACGTTAGATCTGAAATTAGTTTTAGAATCTGAATATTGTTTTTCTTAGGGCAATGAAAATATATAGAAATTTCGAAGAGCTAAAATCTGCCCCTCCGGAGATCTATGCTTATTTTGTTACGATGGAAGATGGGAAAATTCATGATAAGGATTTCATGGATTGGTATGGCGGGGATGTCCATCTGATTGAGACCGAAGATGACCTTAAGGAAATTAAGACAACCATTGTGTCTAAAGACAATCCAAATGAATGGGCCTCAATATTAGAGAAAGCAGATAGTTTTGACTCTTGTCGTATTTTACCTCACAGTCTTTATGTTGAAGTTTTCAATGCTACTACTGATGCAGGGGGTTCTTCGTATTTTATTCCGTTAAAGTTGGCAAATGAATATCCTACTGTTATTGAATCTATAAACCTCAGTGAACAGGCCTGGACATGAAGATAAGGAATATCTCTGTTATTACAGGCAAAGATCGTACCTTAGATTTAGATGTTACTATACAGCAGCTTTTTGAATGGAAGAAGGGGACTCTCATTCAAAATGCATTTCCTAATCTTTCAACTTTTCAGAGAGAATTCCTGGTCACAGGAAGTACAGAAGAAGAGTGGGAAGATCTTTTTCCTAATGAATGACTAACTTGGCAAGTGCCAGAACCGTTAAATTAACCCTCAAAATGAGGGTGAATATTCGAAAACTGAAAGGATAAAAAATGGCCATCATTAGAGACTGTGAGCTGTGGTTCTGCAAGTTAGACCCGAAACGCCCGAATAATAAATTCAATAAAAAGAATCCGACATGGGAATGTCAGATTAGGACGTCTTCGAAGGAAGTTAAGAAACAGTGGGAAGCACTGAATCTCCCTGTTAAGACTATCGATCCAGACGATGGTCCGATCTATTATCGTGTTAATCTCCGAAAGAAGTCCATCAAGGTTGACGGTGAGGCTGCTTCACCAATCAAGGTTGTTAATGGTAGTCTGGAAGAGATTGATTCGAATACTATCGGTAATGGCAGTATTGGTCATGTTCGTGTGTTCCAGTATGACTATACCAAGAAAGATGGCTCGCCAGGTATTGTGAGCGTTCTAATGGGTATTCAGATGAAGAAGCACATCGTTTACAAGGCTAAGCCTCGTGGCGATGAGTTCGAAATGACAGAAACTGAAGTTATTGAACCTGAGGAAGAAGATGAGGAAGATGTTTCTCAGGTAGAAGTGTCTGCTCCAAAAGTGAGCACACCAGAAAAAGTGTTTTAACTAACTAAAGGTTTCCTGTAAAGGTCACCGAAGGGGTTCCCTGCAAGGGGAACCCCTTTTTAATGCAAAAGGAAAATACATGGAATATACTTACGAGACATACGTTCAAGATGGATTAGGTTCGACTACCAGAAAGGATGTATGTACAAGGTATGATGACGCATTCAAGCAAGTTAGCTGTTATGCCGGAACCTATGATAGAACAGAAGTTTATAAAGGTAAGGCTCATGTTCTAACATTAAGTACTGTAGAGTCATGGGAGATCTGGAGAGAAAGTCTTGAGCGTGCACATGCATGGAAGCCGGAAAAGAGAGCCATTACAGAGGTGGGCATTTTTGCACCACACTCACCATTACCTTCTCATGAAGCGCATCAAGTAGTAGAAGATGATGGGTTCACTGCTCAGACTCCTACTCTCACAAGAACCATCTTTGAAACACCTGTAAATATTCTTTCAGATGCATTAAATATAAAATTAAAAAAGAATCCTTTTGAATTTGATTATAAGGCAGACATTGAAACGGCAATGAAGAAGGCAGAATCTGAGGCATTTTTAGAAATGATGAAAGAAGATAAAATTGATCCACCTCATTATCAAGGTTATTTAACTCATCAGCTGCCTATTACAAAAGCTAATGTAGAACTCCAATGGCTCGAGACAATGTGCCGTATTCAACGGTACCGTGATAATCCTGATGAATTCATCGCAGCATTAGAATTACAGGTTCGTAAATATCTAGATAGGAATGGTCGTAAAGATGAAGATCTTCAAGAGCTTCAAAAAGGGCTTTGGTATTATAAGTTCATGGTTGCATACATTAAGAATGGAAAGCAGCCAATCTTTGTACGAGACATTGAAACGATACTTGCGAGGAAATAATCATGACTCTTGATAATCTTTTTCAAAGATACAGGGATGCTGTAACAGCTTATAATGCTGCGAATCATGAATTTGATATTGCTAGAAATGTAAAAACAGAAGCTTTGAATAAGTTAAATGCCGTGCAAAAAGAAGCTAATGAAGCATTCGCAAGAATGAAAGCCGAAGCACCTGGCGGATCTGATTGGAATAGAGATTGGAATTCAACGGAGAGCAGATGACACGTTGGGTATTTGACATCGAATGTGATGGTCTTTTACCTACTGCAACCAGAATGTGGATTCTTGCAGCTAAGAATCTAGATACAGGCAAGATGCATTACTGGTTAGAAGGAGACTTTGGTTGGAAAGAAGAATTTAATAAAGCAACCCTTTTAGTTGGTCATAATATAATCAATTATGACTTAGCTATTTTAAAGAAGCTTTTTGAGTATGATTTACCTGATACTTGCAGTGTCCATGATACATTGCTAATGTCTCAAATCCTTGACTATAAACGATTTGGAAGCCAAGGGCATAGCCTTGAAGTCTGGGGTGAACATTTAGGCAGACCTAAGGTTCAACATGAAGATTGGACACAGTATTCTGAGGATATGAAGAATCGTTGTATAACTGACGTAGAAATCAACATTGATCTTTATTATATCCTTTTAAAAGAACTTACAGAGTTAGCTGAAAAAGCTCCTCAAATTAAACATTATCTACGTTCAGAACATGCTGCTGCTAAATGGATCTCTCAAGCTAATCTACATGGTTGGCCTTTTGATGTGCCTGCTGCAAAGATTCTAATGATACAGCTTGAAGAAGAAATGCAAAAAGCTTATGATGCATTGTCCTCCAAACTAGGTTTTAAATGTATTGCAGTTGATAAGAAGAAAGGGATTGTAGAACCTAAGAAACCTCGTTGGACTAAGCAAGGCTTTTATGATGCACACACTGCAGATTGGTTTGGAATTCATCCCTGCTCTGGCTTCGAAGGTGAAGAGAATAGGGTATTAGGACCATACTCAAGAGTCTTGTTTGCACCATTAGATCTTGATTCAGTATCAGACGTAAAGTTGTTTCTATTTCGAAACGGTTGGGTACCAACTGAGTGGAATTGGAAACACAATGAAAAGACTAACAAAAAAGAAAAGACATCTCCAAAAGTAACTGAAGACTCTCTTGAGTTCTTAGGTGGTGATGGTAAACTCTATACAGACTTCTTAACAACAAAATCTAGACATGGTATTCTTAAGACCTGGTTAGAAAATATTGATGCAAATGGAAATTTACATGGTGATTGTCAGCTGATTGGCACACCCAGTATGCGAGCAAGACATAGTATTATTGTGAATGTTCCATCTGCTGATAGCCCTTGGGGTAAAGAGATGAGAAGTCTCTTTACCTGTAAACCAGGTTGGAAAACAGTTGGTTGTGACTCATCAGGAAACCAAGCAAGAGGTCTTGCTCATTATCTTGGTGATGAACAATTTATCAACACACTTCTACATGGTGATATTCATCAATACAATGCAAATGTATTGACAGCAGTTCTCAAGACAATGGATATCAATCATGTTGTCCCTAGACCTGTAGCAAAAAGGATTCTATATGCATTCTTATTTGGTGCCTCTGGTGGTAAACTTTGGAGTTACATTTTTGGTGCTTTGGATGTTAAACAAGGGAATCAGCTAAAGAAAGGGTTTCTTAAAGCTGTACCCGGATTCAAGAATCTACTAGATAAACTAGAGAAAATTTATGGTAAAACTTCTCAATATGGGGATGGTTATATACCTGGTATTGCTGGCAACCGTCTATATGTGGATAGTTTCCATAAGCTCCTCGTATACCTTTTACAGGCAGCTGAGAAAGCGACTTGTTCAGCGGCTCTTATGCTTACAGCAGAACGTCTTAGAAATGAGGGTATTCCGTATATACCGCTCATCTATTATCATGATGAAATCGATTTTATGGTACCTGAAGAATTTGCTGATAGAGCTGCGGCCATTGGTAAACAAGCGTTCCACGACGGTCCTTTGCTGTTTGGTGTTACTATAATGGATGGTGGAGCTAAGATAGGAACCACATGGTATGACGTACACTGATAAAAGTGCATTAAAATTCCTTTGGATTAAATGGTCTGAAGCACAAACCAAAGCTGATGAATATAAAAATGCTTATGATCAACTTCGTAAAGCACAAGATTACATCTATACATTAGAGCAAAGGCAATTAAGCAGAAGAAGGAAGTCTAAAAAATGAGTAAATTAGTACAAGCAATTCGTAGTACAAATCTAGAGGTACATAAGGCTGATTGCATGCCTCTTGCTACGATTACAAGAAACATGGATGAGCAAGTCGTAAGGGGTTATGACTATCTTACTAAATACAAAGTTCAAGTAGCAGTAGGTTGTGAAGTTTATTTAAGGCACACAAGCGAATTACCTTTAGCAATTGAATCCAGTACAAGAGCTATTATAGAAGAAGTGTTTGGAGAATTTAGAAGATATCATAGAGAACTTGAATGTGCTCTCTGGGATCGTAACTTTGATTTAGCAAAAAATATCTTGAAGGATATGGAAAATCAAATGTTTGGGTATTAGCATGATATCTAAACATTGCGGTGTAAAATTGAAACTATCTGGTTATTTTCTAAATACCAGAGTTCAACGATATTATGTTGAATTTCATTGTCCTATATGCTGTCGAGTGTTCACACAACGTACCACTAGAAAATATAAAGAGAAAGACGGTGAGAAGACATGACTGTGGCAATCATAGACGGAGATGTTCTATGCTTTATTGCATGTAAGAACAGATGGGAAAAGAAAGTACCAGTAATTTTAAATGACAACAATGAACTGGTATCTTATGTCAGATTAGATTCTGACGGTAAAAGAAAACCTTTAGAATATACTAAAGACGAAGATAGAAAATTTCTTGAAGAGTCTTGGGATAATTTTAATAAGCATCTAAAGACACTCTTAGATATGCTTTATAATCCTGACTATTTAATGGCAGTTAAGGGTAAAGATAATTATCGAAATTTACTTTATCCAGAATATAAGAATCATAGACATCGTGATCCTACGAAACAGAACGTATTTGTACCAATCTTAAGAGAACTTGCTGTTGCTGAAGACATGGCAGTAGCTGCCGATGGTATTGAAGCTGATGATTTAATACGTATCTGGGCAGAACAAGCAAGGTCAGTTGGAATTGACTATATCATTTGTTCTATTGATAAAGATTTAAAGTGTATTCCAGGGAGACATTGGGATATTAAAAAGAATATCCTTTTGGAAATATCTGAAGAAGAAGCTAGATTAAATTACTATACTCAAATACTAAAAGGAGATCCCACTGATAATATCATGGGTGTACCTGGTATTGGAGAAGTGAAAGCTAAGAAACTTCTTGCAGGTTATGCAAATGAAGAAGATCTACAAAGGCGAGTCTTAGAACAATATGTTGCAGTTTATGGAAAGAACTGGTTTCATGAATTAGTTCTCAATGGTCGAATGATACACATTATGAGAACTTATAATGATTATTTTGATCCTAAACAATGGCCATGTGTGGTTGAATTACTAGCTAAAGAAAAGCTAAAAGAAGAGGAGAGATTAAAACAAGAGGCACCCGATGAAATTCGAGGGGACAGTCCCAACAATAACAGAATCTCAGCAAAAGACATTAAGATTTGATAACGGTCATTGGCAATTTCCTGAACAAATGGGAGATGTTGTAGGCTTTATTTACATTGTCCGTGATAATTACCTTAAACGATTCTATCTTGGTAAGAAACTATTTACTTCAGCTGTTAAAGGAACTAAACAGCGTAAAGCATCTTCTTGGAAAAAGTATACAACATCTTCCAAACTTCTTGCAGAGTTATTTGAAGAAAGACCTAAAGAAGAGTTTGATTTTATTTGTCTAGAACAATACAGAACAAAAGGTACTCTCTCTTATGCAGAAACTTGGACATTATGCCAAGTGGAAGCACCTACAAGTTTAATTTGGTATAACAAAAGAATTGAAGCTGTCTCTTGGAAAGTCTCTGAGACTATCTCAGAAAGACACAAACAGAGACTAGCTGATACTCTCTTATTTAAGGATATGAGATGCTGAAAATATTAGCGTTTGTTTTAGCGTTAACAACTATTGTTTTATTTACAATAGGTGCTAGTGGATACCTGATTGAGGTAATGGAAAAACCTGAATTAACTCCATTAGATTTTGTTTTACTTAGTATTCTCTCTGGGATGTTATTTAAAGTTACTCATCGAGAATGATATGGGGACAATTGTTGTCAAAAATCAACCGTGTCTCAGTAAAGAATGTGGAAGTCATGATGCACGACAGATATATGACAACGGTACATCATTCTGCTTTTCGTGCAGAACATGGTTTCCCAAAGAAGATGGAGAATCGATGGCTTCAGTAAAAGCAAGTAAAATAGAGATTAAATCACAATTACCAACTTTAGAAGAAATTAAAAGCTATCCTATTCGTGGTTTTGCTGATAGAGATATCGGTCTAAATATTTGTGAATTTTATGATGTAAGAGTTTCTTATAATTCCGAAAGAGAAATTGATACTCATTACTATCCTTATGATGAAGCCTGCGTAAAAGTAAGAAAACTCCCAAAGAGTTTCTTTCTAGTAGGTAAGTCTCATAAACTCTTCGGTCAAACTAAGTTTAATGCAGGTGGTAAGAGACTTGTTATAACTGAAGGTGAGATTGATGCTATGTCTGTAGCACAAGCTTACTATGATAAATATCAAAAAGTTTATCCAGCTGTAGCAATACCTTCTGCTTCACATACAAAAGTACTTCTTGAAAACAGAGATTGGATTAGGTCTTTCAATGAAGTAGTATTATGCTTCGATGAAGATAAAGCAGGTAAAGAAGCTTTAGATGAAGCTATTAAGATTGTAGGTATAGATAAAGCTAGAATCGCACATCTTCCTTGTAAAGACCCTGACCTAGTCTACAGAACTCATGGCGGTAATAAATTATTACAAGCAATTTGGGATGCTGAAAAGTTTGTACCATCAGGTATCATTGGTAAAGAAGAACTTTGGAAAGCACTAGAAAGTTATAACAACATACCTGCACTACCTTACCCACCATGTTTAGATGGTGTTAATGGCAAGCTTAAAGGCAAACGTCTTGGTGAAATAACTTTGTTCATCTCCGGGACAGGTTCAGGTAAATCCACAATCCTACGTGAAGATATTCTCTATACACTAGAAAATGCACCACCAGAAGATAAAGTTGGAATTATCTCTCTTGAAGAATCTCCTGCGGAGACTGCCAGAAAATTGTCTGGAATGGTCTTACATAAGAATCCTGCCAATGAAGAAATCCCATTAGAACAATTAAAGAAAGGTTTCGATGTAGTCTTTGGTAGTGATCGAGTAGTGCTGTTAGATCATCAAGGTTCGATTGATGATAATAGA